AGCGTTTCGACCAGTACCTTCCACATGACGTTGAAGTCCGTGAGATGGGGACAGGAAAGAGTCGCAAGGAAGTCCTCCAAGAAGCAGGACTAGAGATTACCGTAGCTCCTAGACTATCTGTGGCTGATGGCATACAGGCAGTGCGTAGGTTGCTACCACGTTGTTGGTTTGATAAGGACAAGACTAAGCAGGGCGTTAATGCTTTACGTAACTATCGTAGGGAATATAACGAGAAGCAGAACGTGTACTACGAGAAACCGCTACATGATTGGGCATCTCACGCTTCAGATAGTTTCAGGTATTTAGCGATAACACTTGACGAATCAGACGATTCATGGTCATCAAATATCACAATTAATACTAAATGGGTTGTATAATAAGCAAAATATCCGCATAGGGTTTAGCTATGGATTCAGGACAAGTAAAAGGTATTTTAGAGAACGAGATTGAGAATGCAATCGGCTTTATCGACTCTGAAACTACTGACGAACGGACAAGAGCATTACAGTATTACTTACGTGAACCTTACGGTAACGAGGTTGAAGGTCGCTCACAGATCGTAACAGGCGAGGTAGCTGAAGCTGTTGATGGCGCATTGCCACAGCTCCTACGTGTCTTTACGACAACAGAGGACATCGTTTACTTTGAACCTAAGTCACCTAATGACGAGGAAACAGCTAAGCAAGCTACTGAATACTGTAACTGGGTGTTCTATCGTGAGAATGATGGTCTGCTGATCCTGCATAACTGGTTTAAGGATGCGCTCCTGCAAAAGACAGGTATTGTTAAGTCTTATTGGGATTCGCAAGAAGATGTAGTCAAAGAAAAGTACAAGAACCTAACAGAAGAAGAACTTGCCTTATTGCTATCTGACGAGACGATGGAAGTCGTGCGTCAAAAGGTAGAGATGGTAGAGGCAGGAGTTGATGAGATGGGTATGCCTATTATGGCTCCGTCTTATTCTGTAACGGTAAAGAAGGTTAAGAAGTCTGGTCAGGTAAAGATAGAGAACGTGCCACCAGAGGAGTTCTTGATCTCTAAGTCAGCCAAGACTATTGACGATTCTCCATTCGTAGCTCACAGACGCTTAATGCCTCGTAGTGATCTTATCGCTATGGGTTACAGCAAAGACGTAGTTGACAGTCTGCCAACGTATGACGATCTAACCTACAGTCCTGAGCGTATTGCACGATTTAACCAAGACGAGCAGCCTGATTCAGCTCCTAGCCTAGACTTCTCGATGCAGACACTTGAGGTATACGAGTGCTATATACGTATTGACGAGGACGAGGACGGTATCGCTGAGTTACGCAGGATTGTTTACTGTGGCTCTGAGATTCTGGATGACGAAGAAACAGACGTTATTCCGTTCCATTCGATCTGTCCGATCCCAATTCCGCATAAGTTCTTTGGGCAGTCATTAGCTGATAGAACGATGGACATTCAGTTAATCAAGTCCACGTTAATGCGTCAGACTTTGGATAACTTGTATCTAACGAATAACGCTCGTGTTGGTGTCGTGGACGGACAAGTGAACCTGGACGACATGCTTAATGCTACGCCTGGTGGCATTATCCGAGTAAAGAATCCTAATGCTCTGATACCGTTACAAGTGCCTAGCGTAACAGGTCAGGCATTCCCAATGTTTGAGTATCTGGACGGTGTAGCAGCTAAGCGTACAGGCGTTACAGACGCATCAGCAGGTTTAGACCCAGACGTACTGTCTAACGTCACAGCAACGGCTGTAGCGGCTATGATGAAGTCTAATAGCGGTAAGTTGGAGTTGATCGCTCGTGTGTTTGCTGACACTGGTGTTAAGTCGTTGTTCAGAGGTATTCTGCATCTATTGGGCAAGTATCAGGACAAGGCAAAGCTAGTCCGTATGCGTGGTAAGTACGTACAGTACGATCCTAGAACTTGGGCGAATGAATACGACATTAGCATTAACGTAGGTCTTGGCTCTGGTGACAGAGATCAGAAGTTAGCTATGTTGCAGATGATTCTAGCGAAACAAGAACAGATATTGCAGCAGTTTGGCCCATCTAATCCGCTAGTATCGGTAGGTCAGTATCGCACCACGTTAGCAAAGTTTATCGAGTCAGCAGGGTTTAAAGATGCAAACGCATTTCTTAACGAGATTACTCCTGAACAAGATGCTGCTCTTGCACAGCCTCAGCCTCCATCTCCCGATGCACAGGCAGAGGTTGCTCAGATGCTTGCGAACGTTGAACGAGAGAAGATCGCTGCGAAGGCGCAGATCGACAATGAGAAGCTAAAGTTAAAGCAGCAGGAACTAGAGGCTCAATATACCCAAAAGGGTCTAGAGATGGCTATGAAGAATCAGCAGCAACAGGCTGACATCAAGATTAAAGAAGCACAGTTAGCTGTTCAGCAGTTACAGGCAATTCTAACGATGGATATGGCAGACGAGCAGATGCGTCAGAAGCAAGCTGAGATTGTCCTGAAAGCGATTAAAGAATTAGGTGGTTTAGTCCAATGAGTAAAGCAGATTGGGCGGCTCGGATACTTCAAGATGAGCGATTCATTGAAGTAATGAACGAGCTAAAAGAGTTAGAGATACAGAAGTTTAGAAGTACAGATTACAGCGACATGGAACTACGTGAACAAGCGTATCTACGCCTCCGAGTTCTCGAGGATATAGAAGGTTATATTCAAGGGCTTACTAACCAAAAGCTCATTGACGCAAAAAGATGGAAGATTTTGTAGTCCGTATAGGGCGGTTCCCTATATAATTATGGAAATGAAAACATGAGCGATACTGAAAGCACCACTCCAGAGGGAAGTGCGCAGTTAGATGTAAATGGTGCAGCTAACGCTATTTTGGGATTAATGGGTACTGATGACGGCTCCGAACAGGAACAACCAGAACAGCGCACAGAATCCAACGATAGCGATGCCGAATCAGAGGAATACGAGGAATCGGACGAATCTGAGGTAGAACAAGAAGAAGCTGATGAGTCAGAGGAACCCCAAAAATTCCGAGTGAAAGCTGCGGGAGAAGAACGTGAGGTAACCCTAGATGAACTCATTAAGTCGTATCAACTTGGCACTGATTATACAAAGAAATCGCAAGCTGTAGCGGAAGAACGTAAGGCGGTTGAGGCCGAACGCCAAGCAGTTCAAGAAGCGAAGCAACTCCGTGATACTTATGCGGAGAGGTTGCAGTATATCGAGCAAGCCTTGATGCAGCCTCAAGAAACAGAGAATCTGGAATACCTGAAAGAGACTGATCCAATTGGATACGCTGTTAAGGTTGCAGAGATGTCTCAGAGGGAAAAGCAGTTAGCGCAGGTTCGTGCTGAGAGAGCGCATATAGCTCAACAGCAAGAATACGACAGACAGCAGCAACTACGTGCAACGGTCGCACAGGAAGCTGAGAAGTTAGTCAGTGCGTTACCTGAATACGCTGATCCTGTTAAGGGTGAAGTGATCCGTAAAGAGATACGCAGCTACGGTAAACAGGCTGGATTCTCGGATGATGAACTAGCGAATGTATTTGATTCACGTGCTGTATTAACGCTTTATAAAGCTATGCAGTACGATAAATTGAAAGCATCGCAACCAGCTATTGCTAAGAAGGTAAATGATGCGCCTAAGACAATGAAGTCAGGTGTATCACAACCAAGAGATAGCGGAGCTGAGGATATGAAAAAACTGAAGGCTAGAGCTAAACAATCTGGAAGGATTGCTGATGCCGCAGCCGCTTTTGAACGCTTTTTATAGGAAATTATCATGCCAACTTATCAAACATTTACCGCTATCGGTATGCGTGAAGATTTATCTGATGTTATCTATAACATCAGCCCAACTGATACACCAATTATGTCGTCTATCGGTAAGACTAGCGCAACTGCTGTTTACCACGAGTGGCAGACTGACAGCTTGGCTGCTGCTACTACCGCTAACGCTGCTGTTGAAGGTGCAGACGCAACTAGCGCAACTTTAGCTCCAACAACTCGTGTAGGTAACTACACCCAGATCGTACAAAAGACTGTACAAGTTTCTGGTACTTTGGACAAAGTAAACAAAGCAGGTCGTAAGTCAGAAAAGGCTTACCAGTTAGCTAAGGCTTCTGCTGAATTAAAGCGTGACTTAGAGACAATCATCACTGCTAATCAGGGTCGTAGCGCAGGTACATCAACCGTAGCCCGCACAATGGGTTCGTTGTTGTCATGGATCAAAACCAACAGCTCACAAGGCAGTGGTGGTTCTGCTCCTGCAACTTCAGGCGTATCTACCCGTACCGATGGTACACAGCGTACTGCTACTGAAGCATTATTAAAAACTGTTGTTGCTTCGATCTTCGATCAAGGCGGTTCTCCTAAAGCTGTATTCGTTGGTTCAGCAGGTAAGCAAAAGGTATCTACATTTGCTGGTATCGCTGTAAATCGTTATCAGATCAGCAAGCCTGAAGCTGGCGTTATCATCGGTGCGGCAGACATTTATCAATCTGACTTCGGTCAATTGTCTATCGTTCCAGATCGTTTCATGCGTGATCGTGATATGTTGATTCTCGATCCTGAGTACGCAGCAATGGCTTACTTACGTCCATTCATGACTAATGAATTGGCTAAGTCTGGTGACTCTGAGAAAACTCAGATTCTTGCTGAAGTAACTTTGGAAGTTAAGAACGAAGCAGCTCACGGTATCGTAGCTGACTTGAACTTCGCACTGTAATAGACTAGCCCTCTGCCTAACGGTAGGGGGCTTTTTTGAGGGACTAATGGAAAACTATCGTACTCAGACGGTTCATGCGGACGGTGATGGTGGGATTATCATCGAAACTAATCAAGATATATCTGACATCCTAGAGCGCAATAAAGTGCTTCAGGAAGTTGACAAGGCTAGGACAGGAGCAACAGAAGATTTACATTTAATAGGCTCAATACCTTTTACGGCTATTGATAAGCTCAATCAAATGGGAATCATGCGTGGATTTGCGATAATGGACGAGGTAGCTTTTAAGAAGTGGCTCAACCATCCTGAACAAGCACCGTTAAAGATATATCGAGGAACAGTATGAGAGTTGGCGTTTGTATTCCATGTAGAGACGAAGTACATACAGGTTTTGCGTTTGATTTTGCTAGGATGGCTGCACATGATGCGTCTGTTCGATGCAAGGACGGTAAGGGTGGTCTAAGCCTCTATACGATGCCTGGAACGCTTATATTCGATCAGCGTGAGAAGTTAGCTCAGGTAGCATTAAAAGAGGGCTGTGACGCTGTTCTGTACATTGATAGCGATATGCGTTTTCCTCCTGATTTGATAACGATTATGTTATCTCGTGAGGTTGGAATTGTAGGTGTCAATGCTGTCACTAGACGTAAACCATGTATGCCAACGGCTAAACTGTTAGTTAAGTCTGAGGATGAGAAGGGTATTCGCCATCATTGGTCTAATGTCGATTCTCGTGGTAAGGAAGGTATTGAGAAGATTACTGCTGTTGGTTTTGGGGCGGTAATGATTCGTAAGGAAGTGTTTGAGAAGGTTCCTCAGCCGTGGTTTGATGCAGGATGGGGGCCAACTGGTGTAGTAGGTGAGGATGTTCACTTTTGCGTTAAAGCTGGTGACAATGGCTTTGATACTTGGGTGGATCACGAGCTGTCTATGCACATCAAGCACGTAGGTACGTATGAGTACGGCTGGGATGATTTTGAGCAACTAGAGGAATAATATGGCTTTTAGTACATACAGTGACTTAAAGACTACGATAGCTAGTTACTTAGCTCGTAGTGATTTAACGGCTATGATTCCTACTTTCATCCAGTTGGCTGAATTACGTCTGCGTAGAGAACTCAGAACTCGTCAAATGTTGGTTGTAGCTACAGCAAATACGACAGGTGGAGACTCTACCGTAGGATTACCTACTGACTTCCTAGAGATGCGTGATATTCACGTAAATACTAACCCTATAACGACACTAGCTTATAGTGCGCCTAACTCGTTCTATAACTCTTACAGGGCTACAGAATCAGGTAAGCCTACTGACTATACTGTATTAGCGACAGAGCTTCAATTGTCTCCTGTTCCTGACAGCACTTATCAGTTACAAATGCTCTACTACGCTCAGCCGTACTTCTTGAGCGACACGAATCAAGGTAATGTATTCTTAACTAACTTTCCTGATGCGTTGCTGTACGCTGCTTTAGGTGAGGCAGAACCGTATCTAATGAATGACGCAAGATTACAGACTTGGGCTAGTTTGTACGATAGGGCAATATCATCAATAACGATTGCAGACCAGAGTAGTGAGTACAGTGGTCAGCCAATGTCAATGAACTATAACGTGAGGTAACAATTATGGCAGAAATGTCGAACTATTTAGAAAATGCTCTAATTAACGCTACCTTGCGTAATACGAGCTACACAAGTCCTGCGACTGTTTACATCGGTCTATATACATCTGATCCTACTGATGCCAATACTGGCACTGAAGTATCTGGTGGTTCTTATACACGTACTGCGGTAACGATGGGTGCGCCTAGTAACGGTGTATCTACTAATACTGCTGCTGTAGAGTTTCCACAGGCTTCTGGTTCATGGGGAACAGTTGGTTGGATCGGTATTCTTGATGCTTCTTCTAGCGGTAACTTGCTTTACCACACAGCATTAGACACATCTAAAACTATTTCTTCTGGAGATATCTTTAAGATAGCTATTGGCGGTCTTAGCGTAACTCTGGCGTAAGGGGTAAATAATGGCACTAGTTGTCGCAGATCGTGTCAAGGAAACATCTACCACTGCTGGCACTGGTACGCTAACGCTTGCTGGTGCTAGTTCTGGGTTTCAATCCTTTGCTATAATTGGTAATGGCAATACTACCTACTATTCTATTGTTGATAGCACTGCTAGCACATGGGAAGTAGGTATCGGCACGTACACATCTTCAGGTACTACGTTATCTCGTGATACGGTACTAGCTAACAGTTTAGGCACTACCGCTAAGATTGACTTTGCTTCTAATAGCAAGGATGTATTTGTTACGTATCCAGCTACTAAGTCAGTTCATGAGGACGCTACTAATACTGCTTACTCAGATCAATTTGCCGCATCTAACGGTATCGTATTAAATAACCTCACTGTAGCTACAACGTTCTCTATTCCTAGCGGATATTCAGCTATGAGTGCTGGCCCTATTACGATTAATAGCGGTGTAAGCGTAACTGTACCGAGTGGGTCTAAGTGGGTGGTGTTCTAGATGTTTGGTTTATCGGCATACTCACAAGCTCCGTATTCGTCATTAGCGGGTGATTCAGGGAATGTCGTATTAGCCACTGCTGCGGTAGATGCTTTTGCCACAGTAACGGCAAACGCTTTTGCTGTTTATAACGGTGCAGGAAGTATTAACGGCTCTGCTACTGTTTCTGCTGTAGGTATTAGGATTCAGACTGCTACAGGCTCTATAAATGCAACTGCGGTAGTAACTGCGGCTGGTGGCATTATTTATAGTGCTACTGGCTCAATAATTGGAACCGCTACTGTAACTGCTAATGGTGGGTTAATCATACTTGCCACAGGTGCTATAAACGGCACAGCAACGGTTACGGCAGAAGCTACTAGAGTTTTATTCTTTACTGGTGCTATTGATGGTACTGCTACGGTTACGGCTGACGGCATACGAGTTCAGGTAGGTACTGCTGCTATTGACGGAACGGCTACGGTAACATCAAGTAGCGAAGTTGATTATAGTGGCACTGCTTCAGTTGATGCTGTTGCAGAGGTTTCATGTTTAGCAATAGCTGTATGGAACGCTATAGCAGGTATAGAAGGAAATGCAGATATAAGCGCAGACGGTCATGTAATTGGTGACGAGTGGGATAACGTAGTAGAACAACCGAATACTTGGACTATTGTTCCTTCTGGTGATAACACATGGACAGTAGTTTCATCGCAATCTGATACTTGGACAAGGCAATAATGGCTAAACAACGAATAATATTTGGTGAATGGCTACCAGATCAGCCTGGAGTTACAGGTGCTTTAACGGATGCGGTCAACTGTTATCCAGTTACTAATGGATACGCTCCAATTCTTGATGAGGTTGAGTATTCTGACGATGCTAACGCTGATTTATTGACTTGTTTTGCAGGTAAAACAGCAGGAACGGTATCATTATTTGGTGCTTCTGCTAGTAATCTGTACAAGTTTACGCCTGGTACTCGTGCGATGGCTCCATTAACCACCACTGGTTACGGAACTGTTGAGTATTGGGACGCTGTTCAGTATGGCGATAAGATGATTATGGCTAACGGTGACAGCAAATTACAGCAATACACGCTAAATGTATCTACTTACGCTACAGATTTGGCTGCTGCTGCTCCTGAAGCTAAGTATGTGACGGTAGTTAAGGACTTTGTAGTCGCTGCTAACGTGCTAGGCGAAGAAAATAAGGTTTACTGGTCTGACATTAACGATGAAACAGATTGGACTCCTGGTCTTGCTAGTCAATCTGACTCTCAAGTGATACCTGACGGTGGTGATATTACAGGTTTAGCTGGTGGTGAATACGGATTAGTATTCTTAGAACGTGCAATCTATCGTATGACGTATGCAGGTAGTCCGTATTTCTTCCAGTTTGACGCTATTAACCGTACTTTAGGCTGTATTTCTGCCGGATCAATCATTAACTTTGCAGGATTAACATATTTCCTAGCTGATGATGGTTTTTACGTGTGTGATGGTCAGACAACCAGAGGAATCGGCACAGAAAAGATAGATCGATGGTTCTTTGATAATGCTAATCTAACGGCAATTAAGCTAGGAATGTCATCTGCTGTGGATACAGAGAAAAGACTGATTGTTTGGTTATTCCCTGCACAGAATGGTGACAATTTACTGCTGATTTATAACATTTCGCTAAACAAATGGTCATATGCAGAGACTACTGCTGACAGTGTATCGTTTGCTCTAACGCCAACAGTAACGCTAGAAGGATTAGACGCATTTAGCACAAGCATAGACTCGTTAGGTATCTCTTTAGATGATCGTCAGTGGGTTGGTGGTTTACTACTATTGTCTGCAACGAGAGGCCCTAATATCGTTACCTTTAGCGGTCAGTACAAACAGGCTGCTTTAACGTCAGGCGATATAGATGTTGGTCATTCAGTCATTACTTTAGGCAGACCGATTGTGGACGCTGGTAGCGGCTCTGTAGCGGTCGCAAGTCGTGAGTTATTGGATGATGCTATTACCTTTGGAACTGCCTCTGTAGCCGATTCTGAGGGTCGCTGTGGGCTGCGTTCTGCTGGTAGGTATCACAGGGTTAAAACTAATCCTAGCGGGGCGTGGAGGACTGCTGTAGCGGTTGAAATAGACATAGCAGGTCAGGGTAATCGATGACGAGAACAGTCCAGTTTCAGACGTTACCTCCTTTTGGTGGAGATCAGCGACAGGTTGCTGAGGTCGTTCGTGGGATTATGGACGGCAAAACGAATAACACTGGCAAGGTCACTTTAGCTACAGGCAATGCGACTACAACGACTATATACGATAGCCGTATAGGTAACGAGAGCTTGATATTCTTGGTTCCTGTATCTGCTGCTGCGGAGGCTGATTCTGCGCCCTATGGAGCGTTTCAGGATACTACAGATCAGTCTGCTGCTAATACGACTACAGCTTACGCTATAACGTTAAACACAACGGATTACTCTAACGGAGTATATCTATCGAATAGTTCAAGAATGAACGTCAGAAATTATGGCGTGTATAACATTCAGTTTTCTATTCAATATAAAAATACTACTAACGATGCACAAGACGTAGATATTTGGTTTATGAAGAACGGAACGAATGTTGACGGCTCAAATAGCAGGTTTAGTATGCCAGCTAGAAAAAGCTCAGGCGATCCTAGCCATTTGATAGCAGCACTTAATTTCTTTTTGGAATTGCAAGCCAATGATTATGTTGAGATAATGTGGCGTGTTTCTGATATTGGAGTATCCATCGAGCATTACGGTACTAGCACGAGTCCTACAAGACCGTCTATTCCTAGTGTGATAGCTACGATGCAATACATAGCGCCATCAGCGACAAGTAACGTTTACGTTTCCTCACAAACTCAAGGGAGTGCAACTTTGACACATTGGTCTAACAATACAGCAGATAAAACTTACGGCTACATAGTGGTGGGCTAATGGAATTTAGACATATACCAGTAGCAGATATTCGGAAATGGTGGGCATCAATTAAAGCACCATTGGACAAAATTAAAGGGTATAGCCCAGAGGATTGGATAGTAGAAGATGTCTATGCAGATTTAATCTCTAATAGATCACTTCTATGGGTAGTTTTGAAGGAGCAGAGGTTTGGTGGCTTCTTTATATTGCAGCCATCTGGACTACATCTACACGTTTGGGCGGCTTGGACGTTAGAAAATGATTATCAAATGGTTGAAGATGGGCTAAAATACATAAAAGGCTTGGCAAGTCAAGCTAATGCAAAATATGTAACTTTCTCTAGCCATCGACAAGGTTGGCAACGTAGGGCGAAACAATTAGGTTTCCGTCCTAAACAGTGGATTTGCGAGGTGTAATATGGGCGGTGGTGGCGGAGGTAGTACAACGACAAGTGGTATAGATCCCACAATCAAGCCTTACGTAACGTATGGTCTTGAAGAAGCTAAACGTCAATATGAAGCACCTGGAGCAGCGTTCTTTCCTGGTCAGACTTATGTATCTCCAAGTGAGGCTACTCAGTCGGCATTACAGGCTGCTCAAACTAGAGCTATGTCAGGTTCTCCAATTCAGCAAGCAGCGCAGCAAGAATATCTATCCACAGTTCAAGGTAGAGGTGTTAATCCATTCCTAGAGGGTGCATTAGCTGGAACTACTCGTCAGGCTCAAGAGGCTTATACTCGTGGCGTACAGGGCTTACAATCTAGAGCTTCATCAATGGGTCGTTATGGCTCTAGCGCAATGGGTCAGCAGGTAGGTCAGGCTCAGGATGTATTCGGTCGAAACCTAGCGGAAACTGCTGGAAATCTAGCTTATCAATCTGCTGAGGCAGAGCGTAATCGTCAAATGGCTGCTGTGCAAGGTGCGCCAGCGTATGCTCAAGCTGATTACATGGATATTCAGAAGCTATTAACGGCAGGTCAGGGTCAAGAATCGTATCAGCAGAAAGCTCTGCAAGACGCTATCAACCGTTACAACTACGAACAAACTCTGCCACAGCAGAAGCTACAGCAATTCACGAATCTATTCACTAGCGTTCCTTCTGGTGGAACTAGTACAAGTACACAAACAGGGGGCAAATAATGGGCGGAGCAGCTAATCCTATTCTTGGATCTTTTTTAAATGGTATTGGCACAAACATTCTAGCTGGGAATGATCCAGTTAAAGGTGCTTTGATAAATGCCTCAGCGTTGGCTGGTAGCGGCAATATGGGGGGAGCTATGTCCTCTGCTGCGCCTTCTGCTATTCCTCCACCTACTTCAGTAATACCTGGAATTAATGGTGGCCCAACTGCTGCGTTTTATACTCCTGCCTCGTCTACTGCTGCTGCATCTCAGTATCAAATTCCTGGACTTGTAGGCGGATCTAATCAGGTATTTTCTAATCCTGCTGTTATGTCTCCTCCTCCTATTCAGGGTTTGGTTGGTGGCCCTTCTAACGTGTTTTCTAACCCATATACAGCACCAACTGCATCTCAAACTTTTCCATTAGCTTCTGCTAGTAATGTTCCTGCTCCTATTGTTGAAATGGGGACAAAAGCTACATCTCCATCATATTGGGAGCAATTTAAAGGATTTAGTAGAGAAAATCCTATGCTAACGCAAATGGGTTTTGCTACAGCTAAAGATGTTCTTACTCCAGAGCAGATAGCTCAAGCTCCTGCTGTTCCAGTACAGGCTAGAGGTCAGTTAAGAGATTACAACCCAATGGCATCAATGGATCCGTACAGACAATCAGTAATTAGCAATCAACCGATTTCACTATTAGGGTGATATATGGCAATACAAGATTTAACACCGTTCGGAACTTTACCTAGTGCTTATAAAGGTTTATTAAGCACAGAGGAAACTGATGCGCTACAAAAAAGAGCGCAGATACAGGGATTACTAGGTGCAGGTTTAGCATTAGCTAGAGGTATGAGTTCAGGTGGTGCGCCACGTTCAGCATTGCAAAACATTTTAGGTGCAGTAGCGGGTGGATTTGAGGCTTCTGGCGGTGCTTACGAGGGCGGTATTAAGCAAAGAATGTCAGCGCAACAAATGCTACAGCAGCAGAGAATGATGCAAGGCGCAGAACAGCTAAAGATGAAGTATCCAGATTTAGCGACTATGATTGACACTAATCTACCTGGCGCTATGCGTATTATTGCTGACATGGAACAGGAAAAACGTCAGCCTAAATTAACAGCAGCAAAGCCTGGTGAAGTATTAGTTGATCCTACAGGTAGAGTTGTTTATGAAGCTCCTGTTGGTGCTGGCAGACAAGGCGGTGTATTAACAAAAGAAGAAGCTGCTGCATTAGGATTACCTACTGGAGTTATATATCAAAAAACTGCTGACGGTAAGATTATGCCTATTGAAGGCACGGGCGCAAAAGCTCCTGATATACGTGATTTTGCTGATGGCACTACTCGTCAATACAATCCTGCAACTCAATCATGGACAGTAGTTGCTCGTAAACCTATGGGCGAAGGTGGCACTAAGTCAATGTATGACAGATCAACTGATGCTCAGGGAAATCTAGTTTGGCTTCCTAAAGATCCAAGAATGTCTGTTTTAGATGCTATGGGTAAGCCAATACAAGGTTATAAGGCTCCTATAAATCAAAAGCCAATACCAACAGCAATTCAAAAAGCTGAAGATGAAGATTATGAAGCAGGTCAAGCAGCAGCTAATTTAGCTAATGATGCAAATAAATACTTAAATAGCATTAAGCGTGGAACTATACCGTTTGGGCTAAGAGCTAGAGTATTTGTTGGAGCGTCTAACATTGTTGGCGGTGAAAATCCTGAAGTTATTGCAAGAAATGACTTTGAGAGATTTAAAACTCAGTTGGTAAATGAATCTTTACGATTAAATAAAGGTACTCAAACTGAAGGTGATGCGGTACGTGCAGCTAAAGAATTGCAAGGTGCTGAATCTGCTGCTGATGCTGGTAAAGCAATCCAAGTATTACGTGATTTAAATGCTAGAAAAGCACAAGATTTACAGTCATCAATAATTCGTAGGCGTTCAAACGCAAAACTTGAGGCTCCTGAAGTACCATTAGAGGTTCCTAAATTTGAGCCTCATGTATTTACTGATGCTGATTACGCTAATTTACCTAAAGGGACTACATTTGTTGATCCTAAAGGGGTTAGAAGGGTTAAACCATAATGGCAAACGCATGGGAACAAGCTCCTGTAGTTGAGCAAGCACAAACTCCTGCAACTTCTGTATTTCAGCCTAAAGTGCCTTATTCTGGTGCTGCTGAAACGACTAGAACAGCAGCTCAAGGTCTTACATTTGGCTTTGCTGATGAGTTAGAAGCTGCATTACGTTCTGGTGCTATTAGCGGAAAAGAATACGAGTCAATCAGAGATAGATTAAGAGCGCAACAAGGTCAATACAATATAGATTATCCTGGCTTTTCTACTCCGTTAGAATTGTTAGGCGGTATGGCTATGCCTTTGGGCGCATTAAAAGCATTAAAAGGTACAAGTGGAGCTACTCAGGCTGCTGTTACTGGTGAGACATTAGGTGGTCAGATAGCTCGTGGTACTGGCGTAGGAGCTGCTACAGGCGCATTAACTGGTGCTGGTACTGCTGAAAAAGATACGTTACAAAATGCTGCTGTAACTGGTGCTGTTGGTGGTGTATTAGGCGGTACTTTACCTGTGGCTATCAAAGGCGCAGGTAGTATGATTCGTGGTGCGCTTAACGCTGCTGGTATTGGCGATCAAACTACTGCTGCAAACAAGATACTAGCTAACACATTAAACAAAGACAATCTAACTCCTGATGAAGCTCAAGCAGCTTTAGCTGAGTTACAGAGATTAAATGTTCCTCGTCCTGTATTGGCTGATATATCAAAGAGCTTACAAGACTTGTCTTACGCTGCTTATGTAGTGCCATCAAGTCAAAAAAGTGCTACTGCTAGATTCTTAGAATCACGCATGATAGACCAGCCTAGCGATATTGTTAGTGGTTTAGTAAAACGTGCGGGATTAGGTAAAAACGTCAATGGTTACGAATACCTTGATTTCTTAGCTAAGAATCAACAATCTGCTGCGTCTGCAAAGTATCCGTTAGCTTATGAGAAGGCTGTAGATGCTCGTGATTTCCGTAAATATGTAGATCGTCCAGTATTCCAAGACGCTTATAAAGAAGCTCAAAGACGAGCTGGCGTTTACGGTGATACGTTGCCTGATTTAGACCAGATTCGTAATGCTCAGTTTGTTCCTACTAACGTACTGCACCAGATTAAGATTGGTTTAGATCGAGTAGTAGAGAAAGAGATTGATCCTGTAACTGGCAAGATGACTAGTTACGGTAGAGATGTTTCTAACGTAAAGCGTGAGTTCAACGACTTAATCAAAGAAAAGAACCCTATTTATGCTAAAGCAAATAAAGAGTTTGCTGATAATGAGCGTATTCGTTCTTCATTTGAGAGTGGTCAAAAGTATCAAAAGATGGAATACAAGGAAGTCTTAGATGATCTGAAGAAGATGAATGATTCAGAAAAAGAGGCTTTCCGTCTAGGTATGATGGCAGATGTTAATTCTCGTCTTGAGAACTTTAAAGGTGGTGACTTTTCTCGTCAGATATTTAAGAGCGATAAACAGAAGTCTCTCTTACGTTATGCCTTTACTGATAACAACCAATATAATGATTTTGTCCGTTACGTTGATGCTCTTGGTGAGCAAACTAAGACAGGCAAGGCGATCATGGGTGGCTCGCAAACTGGTGAGCGTTTAGCTACTAGCGAAGGTTTAGGTGGTACTGCTGCTGTAGCGCAAAGTCTAGCATCTGGTGGTTTAGCTGGTGGTGCTATGCAATTATTAAGACAAGGCGCAGCTAGAGCTAAAGGTATTAGCGGAGAGACATCTGCTGAGTTACAGAAACGCCTATTTGCTACTGATCCTATTGAACAAGCAAGAATATTACAGGAATTGAAATTACGCACACAGCGCAAGCCAGTAGGATTAGTTCCTGGTTCTGCTGCTATCGGAACCACTACAGGTCTGCTTGGAGATTAAGCAATGGCAAAAACAAAGATCAGCGAATTTAGCGCAACAGCAAGCTCAAATACTGATATTGACGGTATTAACTTAGCTGAAGGCATGGCTCCTAGCCTTGTCAATAACGCAATTCGTGAATTAATGGCGCAGTTAAAGGATCAGCAGGTAGGTACTTCTGGCGATCCATTTACGGTAGCTGGTACTTTCACAGCATCAGGCGCAACGGTCATAGGAAGCACTACAACGTCCTCTGTGACGATTAACGCAGCCACTATAGACGTACCTACTACCTTTGCAATAAACAGCACTGGAGCTGTTAGAGTGCCTGTAGGAACGACTGCACAAAGACCATCGTCAGCCACAGGTCAGTTACGATATAATTCAACTTTAGCAATACTTGAGACGTATGACGGTGCTAACTGGACTCCAGTAGGCGGTGCTAACGGTGGTGGTGGAGCTATCTTTGAGAACGCTAATACGGTATCAGCTAACTACACGATTACTACGAATAAGAACGGAATGAGTGCTGGCCCGATAACGGTGGCTTCTGGTGTAACGGTAACAGTACCTAGTGGTTCAAGATGGGTAATTGTCTAGTCGATAAGGAATAAATAATGGCAAATATTATTACGGCTGGCAACAGCACAAATGGCGGCACACAGATCACTACAGACACTAGTGGTACGCTAAATATTGTTACTGGATCAGGCTCAGGTGCTAACGCAATAACTATTGATGCTAGTCAGGTTGTAACAATACCTGGTAATTTAACTGTTACTGGTACTTTAACTGCTTCTGGTGGTGTATCTGGTGGAGTTACAAGAGCAACTGCTGTCACATCAACATCGGGGACAAGCATAGACTTTACTTCTATTCCTAGTGGAGTAAAGCGTATTACTGTTATTTTAAGTGGCGTTAGTACAAACGGAACAAGCAATATGCAGATTCAAATTGGTTCTGGATCTGTTTCAACATCTGGTTATTTAGGCTCTTATGTTCAACTTGCAACTGGTGGTAATAGTGTTGGAGCTATGACAACTGGATTTATGGTTTCATTAGTAGATGCTACAGCAGCTCAAGTAGGACACGCAGTTATAACTAATATTACTGGAAATGTTTGGGTATGTTCGTCAATGTTTGGTAGAACTAATCAAAACGTTGTTATGAATTCTGCTGGAAATATTTCTCTTGGTGGTGTTCTTGATAGAGTACGTATTACTACAGTAAATGGCACAGATACATTTGATGCCGGAACAATTAACATTTTTTACGAGTAAATCATGCACAGAACAATCGTTAATGTACAAACTGGTGAAGTTACTCAAGTCGAATATACGGCTGAAGAACAAGCGGCTTACGATGCTGCCAAGATAGTAAATGATGAAGCAGCTAGATTAGCAGAAGAAGCTAAGTTAGCAGAACAAACTCAAGGAGCATAATCATGCCGTATGGCCAAATTTTATCTGACTCAATAACAGACTCTAGCGGTGGCGTACTTGCTCCTAGTTCTTCAGTATTCCGTAACAGGATTATTAACGGTGACATGAGAATAGATCAGCGTAATGCTGGTGCGAGTGTTACTCCTACTAATGGGCAATATTTAGTAGATAGATGGGTTGCTGCTTTAACACAGGCATCTAAATTTACTGCACAACAAAATGCAGCCTCAGTAACTCCTCCTGTAGGATTTACAAACTATCTTGGAATGACATCATCATCAGCATATTCTGTTATTTCTTCAGATGTGTTTTTTATAAGACAGCCTATAGAAGGTTTAAATGTTTCCGACTTAGCGTGGGGTACTGCTAATGCTCAATCTGTAACTTTATCGTTTTGGGTTCGTAGTTCATTAACTGGAACATTTGGTGGGTCTTTAAATAATTCTGCTCAAAATAGAAGTTATCCATTTACTTATACGATTAATTCTGCAAATACTTGGGAAAAAGAAACCATAACTATTGCTGGTGATACATCTGGAACATGGCTAACTACAAATGGCGTTGGAATTTATTTAAATCTTAGTTTAGGAGTTGGCTCCACAGGCTCAGGAACAGCAGGAGCGTGGGCAGGAAGTGCTTTATATTCAGCCACAGGCGCAACATCAGTAGTAGGCACTAACGGAGCTACGTTCTACATTACTGGTGTACAACTAGAGAAGGGTAGTACAGCTACTAGCTTTGATTATCGTGATTACGGTCGTGAATTAGCGATGTGTCAGAGGTATTGTTATGTTCCGTCAAACACTCCAACTTTTTCGCTTGCTTGGTCAGGTGGTTCTCTATCGTGGGTAGGTCATGTCATACCTCACCTTCAACCTATGAGAGCAGCCCCAACCATTTCTGGTGTGACTAGTTTCACTATTCAAGGAGTAACATCTTCTGCTGTAGGGTTTTCTTATAGCGCATCAGCAAACTATCTTAGTTTGGGAAGCACCAGCAGCAACAGTCAGGCTGATGGAGCTTTGCGTTCCGTTAATGCCAATCAAATACCAATTATAAGCGCGGAGTTATAATCATGTATCAACTTATTCAAATGCCAAGTTTTTTTCAGCAGGTTATCAAACGCCTTGCCGACAACGCCTACATACCATTTGATCCAGATAACACAGACTACCAAGCCTATTTAGTCTGGCTTGCAGAAGGCAACACACCATTACCTGCGGATGAATAATGCCTACTATTATTTCTGGAACTGATGGCGTAACTTTCCCTGCTGGTGGCGTAGGCAATCCTGCAGGTGCAGTCGTTGGCACTACAGATACTCAGTCAGTATCTAATAAAACGCTCGCAGCAGGTACTTTGGTAGGAGCTGGTACTTCTACCTTAGTTCCTATAGATTTCGCTTCTGGCACACTTGTAACGACTCCTATAGCGGGTGCTTTTGAGTATGACGGATTAGCTCCTTACTTTACTCCTGTAGCTTTACAGCGTGGAGTTATGCCATCAGGTCAATTATATAGATTGAATACTGCTGATCCTGTTAGTTTAAGTTTAGCGTCTATTCTTCAACCTGTATTTAATGCTGCGACATCTACCGCATCTTCAATATCAACTACTGTTTTAACGGTAGGTGGTACGGTAACTGGAACATTTGGAGTAGGTCAGGTTATATCTGGAACTGGAATTGCTTCAGGAACTAGAATAATTTCTTTAGGAACTGGAACTGGTGGGGCAGGTACTTATAATCTTAATAACTCTCAAACAGTATCAAGTACAGCAATACATTCAGCCAGAGGCGTAAATTTATCTGCATCTACAGTTTATGCGTTTGAAGCAATTTATATGCTTAATAGAACTGCTGGTGCGGCTTCTAGTCATTCTATTGCTTTAGGTTTTGGTGGTACTGCAACAATTAATAATATTGCTTATTTTGTTACTAGTGGAGCAAGTGCTTCTGGTTTTAATCAAGTTACAAATAACACAAACTTTACTACTGGTGCTATTACTCAAACTACTGCTACTACTGTTAGTCCTAACTATACAGGTAATGTTTATGAGCCAATTCAGATACGAGGGACTGTATCTATTAATGCGGCTGGTAGTTTTGTTCCTTTGCAGCAAACAAGTTCAGCTCCTGGAACTAATGGATATTCAAGTGCAATAGGAACATATTTTTACATTTATCCAATTGGTGCTTCTGGTTCTAATCTTTCAATAGGTAACTGGGTATAATCATGTCTGACATTAACTTATCTGACGCTCAAATAGAAGCTATAGCTGAACGTGCTGCTGAGGTAGCATTTAAGAAGATTTACGAGGAAGTCGGTAAGTCTGTCGTTAAGAAGATATTCTGGATAGTTGGTGCAGGTGCATTATTCCTATTAATGTGGTTAGGCTCTAACGGTCAGATTCCAAAATGATTGAAGTAGCGGTAGCCTTTGCTGCTGCGGAGGCTGCTGTTGCTGGAGTCAAGAGAGCCATCGCACTAGGAAAAGAGATACAAGAGTGTTATCACGACATCTCTACGTTCTTTGAGAAACAAGCCGAAATTAAGTCTGTTGCTGTTGTTGATACGGTAGCTAAGAAGAATCCTAATATAACGCTATCGCAAGCCACTAAGCAAGCACTAGACGCTACCTTTGCATCACGTAAGCTATATCGGCTAGAAGTCGAGCTACGTGAAATGCTTATCTACAATAACTCAGGTGAGACAGGTCTATATGAGGAGATGTGCGCTCGTAGAGATGCTATTGTAGCTGCTGCTAAAGAAGAAGCTGAGGAAGAAGCTCGTATAGAGCGTATGAGGCTCAGAGAGATCGCTAGAAGGCGTGCTGAGAGGATTCAGTTAATTCAGAACATTATTGCTGCTATCGTTGGCACTGCTTGCGCTACGGCAATTATTTATTTTATTTGGAGTATGTTTCACTGGAGGGAATGATGATTGGACTAGACGCAATTTTAAATATCGGTGGAAAGTTAATTGATAAGTTAACTTTGCAATGCTTGCTCTGGCGTTTTTCCTGCTCTCAATCTAAGATAAACAGTGTAATAGGACAAACCAGTTTTTTCACACCATTCAGATATAGTCAAAGTCTCTCCAAAAGCGGTAATAAAACGTGTGTTTCGTCTATTTTTAGCTTGATCTTTTCTATTAGCCCATTTGCAATTTTCAGGGTTATATCCCTTATTGTTATCAATACGCTCAATGCAAAGATTATCTGGTCTTTCTCCCATATCGCTCAAAAAATTAGCAAAGTCAAGCCAACTGTCACAAATTGTTATGCCTCTGCCTCCGTAATTTTTGTAAGCCTTGCATTTTGGACTCGTACATCTTTTTTTAATTCCTTCCCATATTTGATACGTAGAGGATCGTTTTCCTCGCAAAGCGTGTCCATGTGAAAAACTTGGGTTTTTAGAACCAGAAAGGTCTTTAATATGCTTCAAGCACTTCTCCCATTTGCATCAAAATTGATAGATAAAATTCTACCTGATCCAGAGCAAAAAGCAAAGGCTCAATTAGAGTTAGCAAAATTAGCTCAAGACGGTGAATTAGCTAAGATGGCTAATGACTCCAAGATGTACGAGGTTGAGCAGACTAATCTGACTCAGCGTATGCAAGCTGACATGGCTAGTGATTCTTGGTTATCTAAGAATATTCGTCCATTAACGCTAATCTACATACTTGTTGCTTATTTGATATTAGCTATCCTTGATGCTGCTTTAGTTGATATAGCTGACTCATTTGTTGAGCTACTTGGTCAATGGGGTATGTTGGTGATGTCGTTCTATTTCGGTGGTCGCACACTTGAAAAGATTATGGATATGAAGAAATGAAGCTATCAGAAAACTTTAGCCTACAAGAATTAACTAAGAGCGAGACTGCTTTACGCTTTGGCATGAAGAATGAGCCAACTGAAGCAGATATACAGAATCTAAAGACATTATGCGAGAAGGTACTACAGCCTATTCGTGATAACTTCAAAACTGGCGTTAAGGTGAATTCAGGCTATCGTCATCCAGAGGTTAACGCTAAGGTCGGAGGATCGAAGTCCTCTGATCATTGCAAAGGACAGGCTTCAGATATAGAGATACCTGGTATTCCTAACGCTGATCTAGCGCAGTGGATTTCGGATAACCTAAGTTATACGCAGTTAATATTAGAGTTTTATACTCCTGGCGTTCCTGATTCCGGCTGGGTTCACGTATCTTACGATGCTAAGAATCTAAAAAAGCAAAATTTAACCGCAACTTCTAAGAACGGAAAGACTATTTATTCAAATGGATTAATAGCTTAGGGGACATTTATGAAGTGGATTGTTATATTTTTTATGTTTAGTGTTGCAACCGCAGCAACTTTAGATAATAATGGCAATCTGTTGTTATCCAAGCAAGAAGTAGAAAATACTCGTGAGCTTTTTAATGAACTCAACAGAGTTATTCAGTACCAAGATCATCGTATTGAAGAACTAGAAAAGGCTGTACAAGATGTCGAAAAAAGGAAGTGCCTCTAAGATTCCTGATGATTGTATGCCGATGTGCCGAACTTGTGCCTTCTTTAAGCCAGATAAAGAAGCAAGTTTAGGCGAATGTCACCGATTCCCCCCTACTGTGCTACCTGAAGATAATGGTGGCGTTTCTTTTTCCTTTGCACTAACCGCCTCTGATGAGTGGTGCGGAGAATATATACGGAGAGTAAACTAATGCCAGCTAAATTATGTAGTGATGACGAGTTTATATCTATATGGAATAAAAATCCATCAGTAGCAGAAGTGGCAAAGATTTTAGGTTGCCACATAAGATCAGTTAATTTAAGAAGAAGAAGTATAGAAAATAGGCTTGGAGTAATATTAAAAGCTACCGATAAACGTAGTCCAGATTTTAAAGTAACGCTACCAGCAAATGGAGTTAGAACTTTAGTTGATATGCCTGATGGCTGCATTATTGTAGGGTCTGATTGTCATTACTGGCCTGACGATATATCAACTGGTCACAGGGCATTTGTCCATGTTGTAGATATGCTAAAGCCTAATATCGTTGTGATGGCGGGGGACGTATTCGATGGTGCTAGTATTAGCAGACATCCATCATCAGGCTACGAGGTACTGCCAAACGTCAAACAAGAACTAGATGCCTGTCAAGATAGGTTAGCAGAGATTGAGGCTGTAGCTGGTAACGCAAAACTACTGTGGACGTGGGGAAATCACGATATAAGATTCTCGGCTAGGATCTCTAACCAAGTTGGTGATGCCTATAAAGACGTTGTAGGATTTAATCTGCCAGATCACTTTCCTCGCTGGAAATTTTCTACATCAATTGTTGTAAACAATAATACACAGATCAAGCATCGCAACTACAACGGAATTCACGCAGCATATAACGCAACCTTGAAGTCAGGTATGTCAACTGTGAACGGGCATCTTCACTCCCCAAAAATCTTCCCCTGGTCAGACCTGACAGGCACGAGATACGGGGTCGATTGCGGTTCATTAGCTAATGTTTGGGGACAACAATTTGCTTATACGGAAGATGGTACACGCAACCATCGCTCTGCTTTTGCTATCCTTACTTACTATAATGGAAAGCTAATGCCACCAGAATTGTGTGAAGTTATTGACGAAGAAGCAGGACTTGCGTTCTTTAGAGGGCAAGTGATTAAGGTTTAATTACTTTCCACAAGCTCTCTTTCTAGCTGCTTCCAGATCAGACTGAAACCACCATTTAATACACAGGTTATCAACTTGTCTCGTATTTAACGAGTGCATACCGTCCTGATAACCACGTTCGTATTCACGCTCTAGCTTGTCCTGTATGGCTAACGTAATGCCTAACAGCATTAGGCTAACTCCTAGTAGAAATAGAATTCTCATAGTAATTTCTTTATATCCTTAATTGTCATTCCAAACGTCTCGTGGATAGCAATAATCATATCTGCGCTAACTGGATACTTTCCTGTACGAATCTTAGATAACGTAGGTGTGCTAAATCCTAGTTTTATTGCAAGCTGACGGTCATTTTTAACGTCATAAGTCTTTTGTAAATAATCTAACAGTTTCATTGTTTTCCTTTGTAAGTGCAGGGTCACTACCGAGAGTGTTCCGAAGGAGACGAATAGCCCCTGCTGCCGATGTTATAAAGCCACTATCGGCTTGGCTATACATCAGAACGGAATAGAATCTAAATTATCATCAATAAACTTCTCAGCTTTTGGCTTTGCTTGTTCGTCTTTTAACTTAAACGAGCAGCTCATAAACTTGCCTGACTTGCCTTCTTTTAACCAAGCACTAACCCAGATCGCATTGCCGTCTGCGTCCTTGCCGTCTCCACGATAATCGGGGTGTTTGTCTGATTCTTTCTTGTCATTTTTAAACAGGGAAAATGTACCTGGTTTCGCTTCATATGCCATTTATTTATCCTTTAGCTTCTTGATTCATTGTTTTTAATGTACTGCGACATTTACTGCTTAATTGCCCCCATACTGCCGTTGATGCATCAGCGTCATAAGTAGTCTTATCTCGTAAATCCCATGCTTCAAACGCAGCCCATTCATTACCTGCATCGAACTGTGCCTGAATATGACTCGATAACTTGTCCACTAAGGCTGCTAAACGAGCGTCTAAGGCATCTTTTGCACCATCTGTAGCGGATATAGTGGCTTTCTTTTCCTTTAGCGGTTCAGACGAATCTACCGAGTCATGTTCGCTGACAGCAAGCGCAAGGCAAAGTAGGTATCTCGAAATATAGGTCAAGCTACCACCTAGATTTTGGACTGGCTGACATCCTTTTAATACGGCTGATTCCATAGGACAGCAGAACTTAATTGAGCTGCCTGTATCTACATCTATCACAAACATATTTGCCATATCTCGATCAAACTGCAACGAGTAGCAAAGTCCGTAGATGTCAAATAACGTGTTAACAGCTGGCAAGAAGTCGCCTAGCTCAAAGTAACGGTATCCGGCAAACTTATTGTGTCCTGATTTCTTCAATTCCATGTTCTGCAACTCTACACGGCACTTCTGTAACTTAGCGTAAACTTTAAAATCTTCCATTTATTTATCTCCTGAATTAATCAAAACTTGAACACACTACCCACAACGCTAAAAGGATTCCAATTATAACTACTTGATGCTCATCTAACCATTTAATCATTCTTCATTCTCCATTTCGTTAACCATCCAATGTATTTCTTTCGGTGGTAATGCTAATGCTCTGTAAGCCATCATAAGCACTTCATGTTCGCTAGGTGATAATTCTCTACGCTCAAACTTATCTACCATTAGGCGCAGAACATAAGTCATTTCTGCCATCATCCATTTGTCTATCATGGCCATACTCCACATTTAGATTTGTAATCCATAGCTCTTTCGAATTCAGCAATTCTTTCAGAATCCCATAAATCCATATCGTTATCAATACGATCAAGCTCTATCTGCATTTTTTCTTCACACTCATAATCTTCAGCAGGTCTGCCTAGTAACGTATCGTCTAAGTCGTTAAGGAAATCAATATCTATATTTGGTAGATCAGGCATTTGCTTGTATATTGTTAAGTCCATTTATTTCTCCCTCGTTGTGTTAGTTGATGTACGAATCATAGTTACGTTTGTAAACATGGTCAACAACTATTTATTAATAGAAACATGGAAATCAATAGAAATAATTTATAAGACGAAACATCAAAAGTATGGCAAGCTATCCGTTCATTGGAGGTGACAATGATTAAAAAAATACTAATTTGGCTGTATTTGTCGGTAGCGTTAGGGGTATTTTTTGCTGTAACAATCTTTGGTACAGTAGCAATTTTGCAAACAATCTTTAGATAGGAGACTTAAATGAAAGCATTTCCAATATTAGTTGGAAACCCAGATAAATCTTTTAGCTGCAATCAAGGCATGGACTTACGTGATTACTTTGCAGCTAAGGCTATGCAAAGTTTTTTGACGATAACACCTGAAGAATGGTATGAAATGTTTCCTGAGTCAGAATCTATGAAGGTTAATATTCCTAAACTTTCGTATGAATTTGCAGAGGAAATGATGAAAGCGAGGGAGAAATGAGAGATCCAATATGGTTTAGAGAGTTCGAGCGTGAATATAACGAGCGTGAAGATCGCTTAGACGAGATACGTGAGAACACAAGGAAATTCAAGGAGCAAATGGCTAAGTCAGAGTCATTGTGGCGTAAGCGTCAGGTAGAGGATAAAGATGAGTGATATGTTTCAAGAGCTGCCAAAGGAAGGCACTAAAAGGTGGCGAATCTGCATGAATTTTCTAAAGAACCATCCGCTAAGTCCTGAGCAGTTTGTCGAGGCTTACGGAATGATGAACGCTCCCACATTAGCGAATCTTAGGTGCGAGTTTGACGAGCTGGTAAGGGAAGGGTTGCTAAAGGAGTTTAAAGGCTCCTACAGCCCTTCTGGCAAGCTCAAACAGGGTATCAAGATAGAATGTGTGGAGTACGTTAAACCACGTGAACCTAAGCCGTTTACGCCATTATCAAGCAAGTATTTTTTACCAAAGGTATCACCAAGAGGTCAGGTTCTACGAGACTTCTGCCACATAGGATTAAGCAATGGAGCAAAAGAAGAAGCAGGAAACGACTTATCAGTTCTCAACGAGGTTATGTCCAGTCTGCAAACGTAGTCGGTCGATAATCCAGTTTAAGAGTAGTGATATTTGCAAGACTTGCAGGATTAGGAACAAAAGCGTATAGTTCTATGGGAATGGCTAGGGAGTGCAACCCGAAAAGACGATTCGTTACCGTCCTGCCTTATCCCACCTACTGTAACGACTACCAATAACGTGAGGTATATATGATGCTGCGCCCAAAAAACTGGTCTGAATATCAACATTACAAAGACCGTAACCCTCCCTGGATTAAATTGCATCGTGATCTGTTAAATGATCGTGATTTTATGTGCTTGCCAATTGCTAGCAAAGCGATAGCACCGTTACTCTGGCTGCTAGCATCTGAAGCTAAAAATGGAGAATTTAATGCTGATGTTGTCGAATTAGCATTTAGGTTGCGTATGACTACAAAAGAAGTTAACGATGGACTTAAACCATTGATTTCTAAAGGATTCTTTGTTAATGCTAGCGGAGTGCTAGCAGACTGCAAGCAACTTGCTATCCCAGAGACAGAGACAGAGAGAGAGGGAGAGGGAGAGGCAAAAGAAAAGAAACCAAAAAAAGTAGAAAAGCAAGAAACTCAAATTCCTGATGATTTTGTCGCTAATGCTACAGCTATAAATTTAGCTAAAGAATTAAATGTATCGTTAAGTGATGAGTTTCCTAAGTTTATAGATTTCCATAAAGCAAAAGGAAGTGTGTATAAAGATTGGGATGCTGCTTTACGTACATGGATAAGGAACTCAGTAAAGTTCAACAGACCGCTATCGAAACAAGCATCATTTGATGGCAGACTGAGAGGTGCTAAATGAGAGATCCATTCATAATTGACGAACCAACTTGCATCTCGTTCTCTGGCGGTAGAACTTCAGCGTATATGCTTTGGAGAATCCTACAGGCTAACAAAGGATTACCAGAGGAAGCTATCGTATGCTTTGCTAATACAGGTAAGGAAGATGAGGCTACCTTAAAGTTTGTTAAGGATTGTCAGGATAACTGGAACGTAGAAATACATTGGCTTGAATACACTAACGATGATCCTAAGTTTAAGCGTGTCACTTACGAAACAGCTAGTCGTAATGGTGAACCTTTTGAAGCATTAATTATAAAAAGACAATACTTGCCTAATCCTGTAACTAGATTTTGTACTATTGAATTAAAGATTAGGACTATCCATAAATACCTAAAGTCATTAGGATGGGAAGGTCATAACGAAAATTGTGATTGGGTTGGTATTCGTGCTGACGAAATGCGTAGAGCTAGAAAGATGCTGCCAGAAAGAGTGCCACTTGTAGCTGCTGGCATAACGGTGCATGATGTTAATGACTTTTGGTCTAAGCAACCTTTTAATTTAGAGCTGACTACCTACAAAGGTAAAACTCTGGCAGGTAATTGTGACTTATGCTTTTTAAAACCTGCTAACCAAGTAGCTACATTAATTCAAGAAAAGCCAGAACGAGGAATATGGTGGGCAAAAATGGAGGCTTTAGCATTGTCTATAGCATCTAAGCCTAGTGGTGCAGTATTTCGTGCTGACAGACCTTCTTATGCGTCTATGATTAAATTTAGCGAGGATCAGATGAAGATGTTTGATCCTGACGAAGAAGGCATTTCTTGCTTCTGTGGAGATTAATATGAGTGTAGAAACATTGCTGCAACGTCTAACGAAAGTAAAAGGTGGTAGAGGCAGGTGGACTGCTTGTTGTCCTAGCCATGAGGATCGTAGTCCTTCTTTAGCGATAAGAGAATTAGAAGATGGTCGTATCCTATTGAAATGCTTTGGTGGTTGTTCTGTACAGGAAATAGTCGGTGCTATCGGTATGGATATAGGTGAGTTATTCCCACCTGACGATAAGTTATCTCATCACAAGCCTAAAGTTAAAAATGCTTTTTACGCAACAGACTTACTTAGGGTTATTGAGTTTGAGTCCGTACTGGTATCTGTAGCTGCAAGTAATCTAGCTAACGGAGTTAAATTAACTGATAATGACAGATCACGTTTAAGACAAGCACAAGAACGGATCATAGAGGCAGCGAGGCACATAAGATGACTACAAACTTAGAATTAGTAGCAGTACAACTAGACGTTGAGCGTAAGGCAAGACTAGTAAAGTCACAGGATATTGACGTAGAAAAGTATTTAAAGAATAACGATGTAGGTCAGAAGGTTCGTATTGTTTCAGATTGGCTTGATGAGATCACAGAGAACTACATCAATCCACCTGTTAACGATAATGCAAAAATGCCCTGGACTAAGACGCAAGATGATTTTTCGTTTCGTTTAGGTGAGGTTACTTTGTACGCAGGTGGTAACGGTGGCGGTAAGTCTCTAATCACAGGTCAGATAGCGTTACATTTGATTAAGCAGAAACGTAAATGTGTTATAGCGTCATTTGAGATGAAGCCTACTTCTACCATTCACAGGATGCTAAGACAGTTCGCAGGTGAGTTTATTGACGATCCGCTTACTAACGATAAAGAGAAGTACATCAAAGGACTGACTCAGCGATTTAACCAGTTCGCAGGTGAGCATTTATACATCTACGATCAGCAGGGTTCTACAACTCCGAATCAGACTATTGCTATGGCTAGGTATTGTGCGGTTGAGTTAGGTATCGAGCATATTTTTATTGACTCGTTAATGAAAGTTTGTAATGCTGAGGATAATTTTAACGAGCAGAAATACTTTGTCGATGAGCTAACAGCATTGGCAAGAGATCATAACGTACACATTCATTTAATCCACCATATCCGCAAGTTACAGTCTGAGGAAGTTCAGCCTGGTAAGTACGATATTAAAGGCACTGGAGCTATAACGGATCAGGTTGATAACGTATTCTTAATGTGGCGCAATAAGCAGAAAGAGAATCGTAAGCGTAACGGTGAGAAGTACGAGGAGGATTTACCTGACGCTTACTTGATGTGCGAGAAACAGCGTAACGGTGAGGCTCAGGAAATGTACGGACTTTATTACCATCAAGGTAGCCAGCAGTTTATTGAGACTTGGGGTGGAGCTACGATGGACTTTGATAACAAAGGTAGATTCCGTGGATGAGACAATTGATACCAGTAGCGAAGAATACAGACACAAAAATGAAGTTTGGACTGTACTACGATGGAGAGCGCAGGATAGAAACAAGTCATCAGATTACTTACAGCTAGTACGTAAGATGCGAGGTAATAACGCAGCCGACAAACTAGAGAAGGATTGCAAAGATCAGTGGACTCGTGGAAACAGAGGCTTAAAAGGAGATTGGCGTGAGTAATGTAATTCGTATGGCAGAAGAAGCCGGATTCTCACAAGAAGATGACAATATGTTTATTTGCGGAATAGAGCATATACAAAAATTGTTAGAGGCAGAACGTGAGGCGTGTGCTGCTGTTTGTCTTGATCTTGCGAAATGGCACAGCGAAACTGTTATGGCTGCTTTTGAATCTGCTGCTGACGCTATTAAAGCTAGGGGTAGCAATGACGTATAAGAGGGTGGACGATAATCAAAGTAAGATCGTCAAAGCATTGCGAGCTGAGGGTTGGTCAGTTACACATTTACATTCAGTAGGTAAGGGTTGTCCTGATTTACTAGTTGGATTAAATAAGAACGGTGCTAAGTACAACTTTCTATTAGAGGTGAAAGATGGCAGTAAGTTCTGGAAGTTAACTCCAGATCAGGTTATCTGGCACTACAACTGGCAAGGTCAGGCTGATGTGGTAACTAGTCCAGAGGATGCTATTGCAACAATTAACAATTTACTAAAGAACAGCAAATGAATAAAGTTGCTAATTTGCCTATTGAGGATCAAATAAAGCACTACAAGGAGTTGGCTGCTGTATTGCCAATGAATAAAGGAATACCAATTCTAAAGAAAATAATTGAGTTAGAAAAATTACAGAAGGAAAAGAATGAGCGATCCACACGCAGCAATTGATTTCATAATCAAACATTCAAAGGAATACGCTAAGGCTAAAGCTGACGTTACTTACTTGTCAGAATTCCGTAAGACTAAGAAGGCATTATGTTTTCAAAATAGCATGAAAAGTACGATGGCAGAGAAGGAAGCTGATGCTTACGCTCATCCAGAGTATCAAGCAGTATTAGAAGGGCTTAGGGAGGCTGTAGAAAGGGCTGAGACGCTACGATGGATGCTCATAGCGGCTCAGGCTAGGGTGGATGTCTGGCGTTCTCAGGAAGCCTCTAATCGGTTTGTAGACAAGTCTACGTTTTAGATTTCATCTTCGAAATAATCGAACTCGTCTGCGTACCACTCGTCATCATCTTCGCAGTACCAGTACCAGACTTCTTCTTCTTCATCGAAAGACCAAGCAATGCCTTCTTCATCGTACTCAAAGTCATCATCAGCAAACTCAACTTCATCGGATTCTACGTAAACAACTACATCGCCAACGGTAATCGTAACCATAATTTTCTCCAAGTAAACACAGCCCGAACGCTGTAAAAGAATGCTACCAGATAATTATGACTGCTCAATAAATAGGCATTAACAAAAAGACAATGATATATAGGAACAAAACATTACTTGAGATCGTTAGAGATATACCTTGCCAACATTGCGAGATAGCAGATGGAACAGTAGTAGCTGCTCATTCAAACCAGTTGCGAGACGGTAAAGGACGTGGTATAAAATCACATGATTACCGCATAGCTGCTTTATGTTACGCCTGTCACATGGAACTGGATCAAGGCAAGAATCTAAGTAAACAAGAGCGTGTCGAGATGTGGGAAGAAGCGCATAGAAAGACAATTGGGTTACTCTTTGATAACGGTAAATTACAGGTGATTAAATGATGAAGAAAACTAAAGCAGCTAAGAAGGTCAGCAAGGTAATGAAGGAGTTCGGTAAGGGTGAACTTCATTCAGGTAAAGGTGGCCCTGTAGTTAAATCTCAGAAGCAAGCTGTGGCGATCGCACTTAGCGAGGCGGGTATGGCTAAGAAGAAAGCAAAGAAATGAAAGCCGGACTATACAGCAATATCGCAGCAAAGCGTAAGCGCATAGCTGAGGGTTCAGGCGAGAAGATGCGTAAAGTTGGTAGTAAAGGTGCGCCAACTAAAGCAGACTTCAAGTTAGCTGCTAAGACTGCGAAGAAAAAGAAATGATTAAGCGAGGAAAAGAAGAATTTGCGGGCTATAACAAGCCTAAGAAAACTCCTAGTCATCCAACGAAAAGCCATGCTGTACTGGCTAAGTCAGGTGATGAAGTAAAGCTAATCAGATTCGGTCAGCAAGGTGTCAAAGGTAGTCCTGATGGTAGTGCTAGGAATGAGTCATTCAAGGCTCGTCACGCTTCCAATATCGCTAAAGGCAAGATGTCTGCGGCATATTGGGCTAATAAAGTTAAATGGTAAGGGGAAAGCAATGAAAGGCATGAAATCTTGTCCTAAATGTAAGGGTGGTGAGTGCAAAGGCGGTAAGGGTTGCATGATGGAAGATAAAGAAGAAAAGAACGGCAAGAAGAACGGCAAGATCGAGATTGAGATTAGCCTTCCAATGCGTGGTTCACGTACAAAGACAAACAAAGCCAAAAAGAAGTAATGCGCTACACATACGGACTAGAGAATATTAGAGTTCGTGATTGGGGAGAAGGAGCTGATGTAAAGGTAGGCTCCTTTTGTTCGATTGCTGATAACGTAACGATCTTTATAGGTGGTAATCACAGGACTGATTGGGTAACGACTTATCCGTTTGGACACATCCACAAAGACGTATTTAATCATCACGGCAAAGGTCATCCAGCTACTAAGGGTGACGTAGTCATAGGTAATGATGTATGGATAGGCTCAGGGTCAACAATATTGTCTGGGGTAACGATTGGAGACGGGGCGGTAATTGCTGCCAACTCTGTGGTCGTAAAGGATATTCCGGCTTATGCAATTGCAGCAGGAAATCCGGCAATAGCTCTAAAGTTCAGGTTCACTCGGAGTCAGATAGAGAGACTGCTAGAAAACCCGTGGTGGGAACTACCAGATAGCCGTATAAACGATTTAATTCCTTTGCTTTGCTCTAACGATATAGAGGCTTTAATTGCTGCCAAAAACGCTTAATTTAGGATCAGGTAAAGACTGGCGAGATGAGTGGTTTAACGCTGATATACAGGCTAGAACTAAGCCTGACTGGCACGTAGATATTACTCACGTAAAGTTCGGTGAGGTAATTGATACTAGGTTTGGTAAGGTAGAGATAAAGAAGGGAATGTTTAACCAGATAGTCGCTAATGACGTACTGGAGCATATACCTGATCTGGTAACGGCAATGACGAACTGCAAGGACTTGCTAGAGAGTGGTGGCGAGTTCCACATTCAAGTACCGTATGACTTGAGTTTAGGTGCGTGGCAGGATCCAACTCACGTAAGAGCATTTAACGAAAACAGCTTTTTATACTATACTGATTGGCACTGGTATCTAGGATGGGAAGATAGATTTACGGTCAAGACAATGGAGTTCGGTATATCTGAGTACGGTCAAACGATACAGGATCAGGAGACACTGCTTAGAACGCCAAGAGCAATAGATTTTATTCGAGTAATCTTAACAAAGAGCTAACAAGCCTGAGAATTAGGATGTTGTATTTGTTTACAGCAAAAAAGCGATGGGAATCCTTTCCCTAGTTCTCAGACTTATTAATAATTATGCAAGCTATCGTTATTTGTAGCACAGGAAACGTAGGATTAAACATACTGCTTTTAAGCATAAAGGCGTATTGTCCGAACATACCTGTATATCTATCCAGTAAAAATACTGAGGACGCTGAACTTGTAGATACATGGATATACAACGTAGCTACAAACTTTGGTGATGCGTATAACGAAGCTATGAGCAAGGCGTTCTACGATGGATACAAAGAAATCATTATCGCTAACGATGACGTTGTTATAACTCCGACAACATACAAGAATCTACAGTCAGATATAGCATTACTAAAGAAGCATACCGATAAACTAGGTTTTGTAGGAGCAAGAAGTGACTATGTACTTTGGGATCAAAATATTCGTTGTAGTATTACTAATGATTCTATCGTTGGGTTAAAATACGAATCAGAAGATCACATCAAAGAAGTAGGGGTTATTGCGCCTATTTTTGCTTACATCAATAAACAGGCGTTTGACGTAGCAAGATTCCCTAGCACCAATTGGTATTCAGACAACATTATGTGCGATGATCTATCTAAAGCAGGGTTCAGTCATTATGTAAGCACAGCCTATGTCCATCATGCGGGATCGCAGACAGTAGGAATGGACTACGCAAAGTGCCACGAGGAACCTAGAGCTTGGATAAAAGAAAATAGACCAGATGTGTACGATAAGTATTACGCATGACACCAGAAAGGTAATGCAATGGAAGAAGTAGAAAAAAGACCAGTAGGCAGACCATCAGAGTATGATCCTTCATATTGCCAAAAAGTTATCGAACTAGGAAAACTAGGCAAGTCATTTGAGCAAATGTCAGCTCAACTCAATATATCGTATAGAACATTATGTAGGTGGAGAGACTCTATTGAGGAATTTTGTCATGCCTTGGAGGATGCTCACGCATATAGTCAGGCATATTGGGAAGAACTGGCTCAAAGCCACCTGATTGAGACAAAAGACATGCCAAGAATCAATACTGGTTTATGGTCAAGAAGCATGGCGGCTAGGTTTCCTAAGAATTACTCAGAGCGCATAAAGCAGGAACTTACTGGTGCGGATGGCGGTGCAATGCAACATAGTGTGACGTGGCAGAAGTAATACTTTGAATATTTGTTAAAAAAGTATTAAAATATATCCATTAGGAGAATCTTATGGATAGAAAAGCCAGAGTTGTAGAACTAAATGGTTTAGAGCATCACCATTGCGGTAAGTGCAAAACATATAAATTACCAGAAGAATTTTATTTAAACGCAAGATCGCTTACTGGTAGAGGCTCATATTGCAAGCCATGTATGAGCGATTACACAAAGACAGAAAAATGGTCTAACTGGAGAAAAGAAAAGTATTACAAAAATCCATCAAGATCAATTTGGATAGAAGCTAGAAACAGAGCTAAAAAAGCTGGATTGCCTTTTAATATTGATCCAGAGGATTGTGAGATTCCAGATTTATGTCCAGTTTTAGGGATAAAGTTAATTAATAAGGGATTTGGCACAAGAAATGATGCTACTCCTACTTTAGATAGAATTAGAAACACAGAAGGATATGTTAAAGGGAATGTGAAAATTATTTCTTGGAAAGCAAATAGGCTTAAGTCTGATTGCAATGACTACAATGTTTTTTTAGCGATAGCGGAATATGTCAGAAATAATAATCCCTTACAAACCTAGACCACAGCAGTTAATCCTGCATGATGCTCTTGATAACAATAGATTTGTTGTTGGAGTTATGCACAGAAGATTCGGGAAAACTGTGGCTGCGATTAACCAGCTTATCAAAAAAGCAATAGAGTGTGAGCTAGATGATCCTAGATTCTGCTACGTTGCTCCTACTTACACACAAGCCAAGAGGATAGCGTTTGACTACTTGGTTAAGTTTACAAGACCATTGGGTGCTAGCGTAAACATCTCTGAGCTGCGTGTTGACTTTTGGGGTAGAAGAATCTCGTTGCATGGTGCAGATAATCCAGATTCATTACGTGGAACTTACTACGATGGATGTGTCCTAGACGAAGTAGGAGACATGAACCCAAAGGTATGGAATGAGGTTCTTAGACCGAGTCTGAGTGATAGATTAGGCTGGTGCTTATTTATCGGAACTCCAAAAGGTCGGAATCATTTTGCAGACTTCAGAGATCGAGCTGAGGAAACTGATGGGTGGAAGTTGCTAGAGTTTAAAGCTAGTGAAACTGGGATTATTCCTGAGTCAGAACTTAACGCAGCTCGTGCTGAGATGGGCGAGGATAAGTACCAACAAGAGTTCGAATGTAACTTTAACAGTGCCGTAGAAGGAGCTTACTATGGGCAGATTATCAACGATCTTGAGGCAAAGGGTCGTATCACCACTGTTGACCGTGATGATCTTTGCAAGTCTTATGTGGCTTGGGATTTGGGTATGGGTGACTCTACTTGCTTGTGGGTGGCTCAACTGGTTGGCAAGGAAGTCAGGCTCATTGATTTCGTGGAAAACCACGGGGTCGGGCTTGATTGGTATGTCAATTGGCTCAAAGAAAATAGATATGAGCGTTTCGACCAGTACCTTCCACATGACGTTGAAGTCCGTGAGATGGGGACAGGAAAGAGTCGCAAGGAAGTCCTCCAAGAAGCAGGACTAGAGATTACCGTAGCTCCTAGACTATCTGTGGCTGATGGCATACAGGCAGTGCGTAGGTTGCTACCACGTTGTTGGTTTGATAAGGACAAGACTAAGCAGGGCGTTAATGCTTTACGTAACTATCGTAGGGAATATAACGAGAAGCAGAACGTGTACTACGAGAAACCGCTACATGATTGGGCATCTCACGCTTCAGATAGTTTCAGGTATTTAGCGATAACACTTGACGAATCAGACGATTCATGGTCATCAAATATCACAATTAATACTAAATGGGTTGTATAATAAGCAAAATATCCGCATAGGGTTTAGCTATGGATTCAGGACAAGTAAAAGGTATTTTAGAGAACGAGATTGAGAACGCAATCGGATTCATCGACTCTGAAACTACTGACGAACGCACGAAAGCACTACAGTATTACTTACGTGAACCTTACGGTAACGAGGTTGAAGGTCGCTCACAGATCGTAACAGGCGAGGTAGCTGAAGCTGTTGATGGCGCATTGCCACAGCTTCTACGTGTCTTTACGACAACAGAGGACATTGTTTACTTTGAGCCTAAGTCACCTAATGACGAGGAATCAGCCAAGCAAGCTACTGAATACTGTAATTGGGTGTTCTATCGTGAGAATGATGGTCTGCTGATTCTGCATAACTGGTTTAAAGATGCGCTCCTGCAAAAGACAGGCGTTGTTAAGTCTTACTGGGATTCGCAAGAAGATGTAGTCAAAGAAAAGTACAAGAACCTAACAGAAGAAGAACTTGCTTTATTGCTATCTGATGAGACGATGGAGGTTGTGCGTCAGAAGGTAGAGATGGTAGAGGCTGGTGTTGACGAGATGGGTATGCCGATAATGGCTCCGTCTTATTCTGTTACGGTAAAGAAGGTTAAGAAGTCTGGTCAGGTAAAGATTGAGAACGTGCCACCAGAGGAGTTCTTGATCTCTAAGTCAGCTAAGACTATTGATGATTCTCCGTTCGTTGCTCACAGACGTTTAATGCCTCGTAGTGACTTAATCGCTATGGGTTACAGCAAAGACGTAGTTGACAGTCTGCCAACGTATGACGATCTAACCTACAGTCCTGAGCGTATCGCACGATTCAACCAAGACGAGCAGCCAGATTCCTCGCCTAGCCTAGACTTCTCGATGCAGGTGCTTGAGGTATACGAGTGCTATATACGTATTGACGAGGACGAGGATGGTATCGCTGAGTTACGTAGGATTGTTTACTGTGGCTCTGAGATTCTGGATGATGAGGAAACTGACGTTATTCCGTTCCATTCAATCTGTCCAATCCCAATCCCGCACAAGTTTTTTGGTCAGTCATTAGCTGACAGAACGATGGACATTCAGTTAATCAAGTCCACGTTAATGCGTCAGACTTTGGATAACTTGTATCTAACGAACAATGCTCGTGTTGGCGTGGTTGACGGTCAGGTTAACCTGGACGACATGCTTAACGCTACTCCTGGTGGCATTATCCGTGTTAAGAATCCTAATGCTCTGATTCCAATGCAAGTACCTAGCGTAACTGGTCAAGCGTTCCCAATGTTTGAGTATCTGGACGGTGTAGCAGCAAAGCGTACAGGCGTATCAGACGCTAACGCAGGTCTTGATCCAGATATATTATCTAACGTCACAGCAACGGCTGTAGCGGCTATGATGAAGTCTAATAGCGGTAAGTTGGAGTTGATCGCTCGTGTGTTTGCTGACACTGGCGTTAAGTCTTTGTTCAGAGGTATCTTGCATTTATTGGGCAAGTATCAGGACAAGGCAAAGCTAGTCCGTATGCGTGGTAAGTACGTACAGTACGATCCTAGAACTTGGGCGAACGAATACGACATTAGCATTAACGTAGGTCTTGGCTCTGGTGACAGAGATCAGAAGCTGGCTATGTTGCAAATGATTCTAGCTAAACAAGAGCAGATATTGCAGCAGTTCGGCCCATCTAATCCGCTAGTATCGGTAGGTCAGTATCGCACCACGTTAGCAAAGTTTATTGAGTCAGCAGGGTTTAAAGATGCAAACGCATTTCTTAACGAGATTACTCCTGAACAAGATGCTGCTCTTGCACAGCCTCAACCTAAGTCTCCCGATGCACAGGCAGAGGTTGCTCAGATGCTTGCGAACGTTGAACGAGAGAAGATCGCTGCGAAGTCGCAGATTGACTCGGAGAAGCTAAAGTTAAAGCAGCAGGAACTTGAAGCTCAATATACCCAAAAGGGTTTAGAGATGGCTATGAAGAACCAGCAGCAACAGGCTGACATCAAGATTAAAGAAGCACAGTTAGCTGTTCAGCAGTTACAGGCAATTCTAACGATGGATATGGCAGACGAGCAGATGCGTCAAAAGCAAGCTGAGATCGTCTTAAAAGCGATTAAGGAACTTGGAGGGCTAGTTCAATGAATTACGGAATATCTCCAGATCAAGCAGGTAAGATAGTTGATAGATTGGCAAATGCTAGGAATAATCCTATTACTGCGCCATCCGAAGCTACTATGCCTTCTAACGGTCAGTTCTTTAAGATGAGCGAAATGGCTGCTCCAGTTGATTTTATGAATGATCCACGTTATCAGCCTATACAAAGCAATAGTCCTATTTATACGCCTACAATTGAGCAACCACAAGAAGATCAATTTGCAAAGTTTGGAGCATTTGGAGATTTCTTTAGATTGCTTAGTAATAGTGGTGGTGTAGCACCTAATGGTCAGTTTGTTAATAGAAACGTATCTAAATGAGTAAAGCAGATTGGGCAGCTCGAATACTTCAAGATGAGCGATTCATTGAGGTAATGAACGAGCTAAAAGAATTAGAAATACAGAAGTTTAGAAGTACAGATTACAGCGACATGGAACTACGTGAACAAGCGTATTTACGCCTCCGAGTTCTTGAGGATATAGAAGGTTATATTCAAGGGCTTACTAACCAAAAGCTCATTGACGCAAAAAGATGGAAGATTTTGTAGTCCGTATAGGGCGGTTCCCTATATAATTATGGAAATGAAAACATGAGCGAT